CGGCTTTGAGCCCGTCATCCGCCTGGCTTACGAGCCCGATGAAGAAACCGGGGATCCGGCATGAATACCTTCGCCATCCTCGAGGTCGGCGCCACCGCCTACGACGAGATCAGCAAGGCGCTCAAGAAGGCCGGCTACAGCGTAGAGCGTGACGGCGAGATCAACATGGAGGGAATACACCTCAAGCGCCGGGAATCCCCCGCTTTTAATGTTCGCGTCGTGCAAGGTCGGTTTCCTTCCAACCCGCTAAACTTCATTGACGCCGCCGCCAATCACCTGGATATTTCAAGCCACAGCCTAGGACGTATCAGCATTACGCCCAGGGAAGCCGGCTACGACCTCGCCGGGATCAGTACCGACGATATCCGCAAGGACTCGGCCGGCGTTAAAAAGATCCAGGATGAGCACAGGCAGCGTGCTTGGCCGCCACGCGCTGACGTTTTTCCCGGTAGCCGCTTCGTGCCGTCGCCGATAAGCGAGCAGAAAACCGAGGTGCTCAGGTATCTACTCGCCAGGATGGAAGCCGCCCCGGTCCCCGAGTTACCTTGGACTGAGGATCAGATCAAGGACGAGCTGAGAAGCCGGGGCTTGACGTGCTGAGCCGCAGGACGTTCCTAGCAGGCGCTGCAACCCTGGCAGGTCATAACCTGGTGCCTGCCGCGCCCAAGACGCCAGTAGCGGCTGCTGTAGCCGTTCTGTGCCCCGTTACCAGCAGCGTCTGGGCGCAAAAAACGCCAGACGAAATACTGGCTGGCATCAAGGCAATGATCGCCAGGATCACGGAACCCTATGAGGACGCCCTCGCCGACGCCCGCACCATGCAGGATTGGCATGACAACCGCCGGGACTTAGCAGCCGCTCAGATTCGGAGCAGACAATGACAGCCCCCAGTAACGGTGTCGCCTGCTACGGCGGCTGCAGCAGGCGCAGTGAGAACCCAGAGCAGGAAGGCTGGGAACTGCTACCCATTACCGGCAAGTATCGTTGCGGTCAGTGCAGCAGGGATCTCAGGCTAGCAGGTCAGGAGAAGCCGTTAAGCAAACTCAGCAGCCAGCCCGTCCCCGGTCCGTTTGAGGGACGCTACTACACCTGCACGGTCTGCGGTCACCTATTGACGGCAGAAGTTCATGACGCGCTCGTAGCAGTAGTCGACTGCCCAGCCTGCAGTGCGCCCGACCGATTCGGCCCAGGCGTCTGGATAGAGGAATTCACCGGCTACACCTGGGCCGAGGTGCAGGAGCATCGCAGGCACCGCGAGCGCAAGGACGGGGAACCGCTATGAGCACGTGGAAACCTCTGCTAGTACCGCTAGCTATTCCCGCGCCTTTTAACGCCAGCAACTGGAGGCTCAGCTACTTCTGCTACCACGTCAGAAGGATGACGGCGCGCGCACTTTGTGATGCCCAGGGAGAGTGGTCCAGCATCACCCGGTAAGCGCGTTACTACGAGATCAGAAGGGGACGTCACTACTAGGCTAGTACGTCCCCTTCTGCTTTCCGAGACCTACTAACAGAATTGATTAAATATCATGAAATCAACCACACCGATCGAGACCTCGGGCAACCGAGGAGGCAGGCGCGAAGGCGCAGGCCGCAAGAAGGATAGCCACAACCGGCTCGCCATTGAAGCCAGGGAGAAGGCCCAAGCTACTGGGCTACTCCCCCACGAGATACTGCTCAGCATGGCCAGGGGCGAACCCCAGACCGTGTACACGCCTGGCGCCGACGGCAAGGTGACCGAGCAGTTAGTGGCGCTAGGTATTGAGGAGCGCAAGGATGCGGCCAAGGCGGCAGCACCCTACTACGCGCCCAAGATCAGCACGGTGGAGGTGATTACTGGAGTGGGCGATGACGAACTTGATGCAATCATTAAAGGCGCTGCCGCCGCGGCAGGTGTTAGCATTAGCATTGGCGGAGAAGGCGAGGCGGGAGGGGATGAAGCGGAGCAAGGTGGCGGCCGCAGTCGCCGCACTATCCTCTAACGAAGATATCCGCCCTGAGTTCGCCGACGTCCAGTCCCTCGTACTCGATCAGCGGCACCCGCTCAGTGATCTCTACTTCCGCCGCGCCCGGTACAAGGTGTACTGGGGTGGCCGGGGCTCTGCTAAGTCGTGGGGTATCGCAGAGGCACTTATTCGCCTGACGGCTTCGCAGCCCCTGCGCGTGCTCTGCGTGCGCGAGTTCCAGAACTCAATCAAGGACAGCTCGCACAAGCTCCTGAGGGACACCATCAACCGTCTCGGCATGCAGGGCTGGTTCACGGTTACCGCGGACATGATCACCTCACGCTCAGGCGCTGAGTTCATCTTCAAGGGCATGCACAACAACGAGCAGGGCATCAAGTCCACCGAGGGCATTGATATATGCTGGGTTGAGGAAGCGCAGACCGTGCCCGCATCCTCCTGGCGCACGCTCACGCCGACGATCCGCAAGGAGGACAGTGAGATCTGGGTCAGCTACAACTTGATCGACGAGGACGACGCCACCCATCAACGCTTCGTGGTGAAGGGACGGCATAACAGCATCGTCCACAAAATCAACTACGACAGCAACCCCTACTTCGGCGGCGTTCTCCGCGACGAGATGGAGGAGGACCGCGAAAGCGACTACCACCTCTACGAGCACATCTGGCTCGGCATGCCCCTGCGCCTGTCCAATGCCATCGTGTACTCGGGCAAGTATCGTGAAGCCAACCTCGAGAAGGGTGAATTCCCCGATGACTTATGGCGCCAGGCTGACCGCGTATTCCTCGGCAATGACTTTGGCTTCAGCCAGGACCCGCTCGCCCTGATCCGCTTCTTCATCATTGAGACGCCGACCGCCGATCAACTCAACCCCGAGCGCCGCCTCTACATTGAGAGCGAGTGCTACGGCGTCGGCATCGAGATCGATGAGATGGCCGCGCGGTACAGGAGCGACGTGCCCGGGGTCGATGAATGGCCGATCAAGGCGGACGCCGCCAGGCCCGAGGTGATATCGCACCTGCGCCGCAAAGGGTTCAACATCAGCGCCGCCGAGAAGTGGGAGGGATGCGTCAAGGACGGCGTCGCCCATATCCGCGGCTTTAAGGAAATCATCGTCCACCCGCGATGCGTGAACACGCTCAGGGAGTTCCGCCTCTACCGCTACAAGGTCGACAAGAACGTAGTCGACGACAAGGGCCAGCCCCAGGTGCTGCCGATCATCGTGGACAAGAACAACCACGCCATGGACGCCATCATGTACGGCCTCGACGGTTACATCCAGCGCAGCGGTGCCATGGGGCAATGGGCCAAGCTAGGCAAGCAGGCGAACGGTGACGACGTCCGCGAACGATCGGCGATAGTCGCCGTGCAGTAAATCAACCAACCAGGAGAATGAAAATGGCAAAGACAACACCAGCATCGCGGGCAACCGCACAGATGAAAACCCGCCAGGTCGATGACAAGCCCGCGCGCCCCCTGCACCGCGCCCCGTTACCTGATGGCTTCGCAGCAGCAGCCGCCCGCCAGGAGCAGGCAAGCCAGGCTGATGCCAACGCCGCCCAGGCGAAGGAAATCGACGAGAGCGTCCAGCCGGATCCCGTCGCTCATCGCAAGACGCTGCCCGCCGTCCCCACCGGGCTCGTCGGCCGCAGTGCCCAGCTCATGATCGTCCGTATCAACGCGACCGCGCGGCAGTCCCACCCCAAGCACCCCGACCTCGGCACGCTGATCGCCGACGTCAGCCGGCAGCCCGTCAAGAACCTGCACCCGGCTGTCGCCTCGTACAAGGCCGAATGCCTGGATTACCTGCGCGGGCTCCAGGAGGCCCAACTGCAGCCCCGGGCCTGATCACCCCGTCCCCGGCGCCCCGCGCGCCTCGTAGCCCCATTCCCGTCAATCCCAGGAGCCCATGACATGGCCAAACACATCCACATTCACATCGGCAGCGCCCGGACCCGGGATACTGATTGGCAAGAGTCCAAACACAAGCGCGACGGCTCAGGCAGGTTCAGCACGACCGGGGCGCATGGCGGTAACGCTGACCACCACGACAAGCAAAGCGCACATCACGCCGCCGAAGCCCAAAAGGCTGAGGGCGCCAAGCGCGACGAGCATCACAACGCCAGTGAGCGCCATCGCTATGCCGCCGCCAAACTGAAACGCGCCGAGAGTGAGCACGCCTTAGGCAACAAAGCCAGCGCTCAGGCGCTCCTCGCTGATGCCGAGAGCCACTCGGACCGCGCGTCTATGCACGCCGCCCAAGCCAAGTTGAGCCCCCGCCAGGCCGCCCTTCGCGAGTCGGGATCACCGCGCTACGCCGGCCGTACGAATCCGCCCGCCCCTAACAAGCAGGCGCACGTTGACGCCGCTCAGACCGCCCGGGCTCAGGCGAAGCGCGCAGCCAGTCCCGAGGAAGCCGCAGCCTTGATCAAGGTAGCTGAAGGCCATGAAGCCCAGGCTGC